GCAGAGTCGGACGGTGGGACAACAAGTCTACTGGTTCTGAATGAACTCACAGATAGTGTTGGTCTACGTTCGTTTGCGAGTCTCGCAGATGCGGCAGGACTTATATCTCAGGGTGACCAGATTACCGCTGGTGGTCTTACAATTACAGGTGTCGATAGTAACCCTAATACGACAACTGTACTGGTTCTTGATGACTCTACAGACAGTGTTGGTAAGAGATCCTTCCAATCACTTGCGTCAGATGCCGGTCTCATTGCACAAGGAGATGCAATTACCGCAGGTGGACTCCAACTTACCGTTGCGGATAGTGATCCAACTACTACCAGTATTCTAGTATTAAACCAAATTACAGACAGTGTAGGTATTCGATCATTTGCATCTTTATCTGATCTGGGTGCAGATACATTACAACAGGTCACTGCTCGTGGTGACTCTACTAGTCTTGCAATCACAATAGGTGGTTTATCCCTAAGTGCGTTAGACTCAGATCCTACAACTACAGAGTTGTTGGTACGTAACCTTCTGACAGACAGTGTTGGTAAGAGATCATTTGGGTCTCTCGCAGAAGATGCAGGTCTTATCGCACAGGGTGATGCGGCATCTATCGGTGGATTACAACTTACCGTAGTAGATAGTGACGCTACCACTAACACAATTCTGGTGTTGAATGAAACTACAGATAGTGTAGGTAAGAGAACCTTCAACTCACTTGCAACCGAAGCAGGATTGATTGCACAGGGTGATGATATCAATGCAGGTGGTTTGACCATATCTGCAAGAGATAGTGATTCCGATACTAACCAGATCCTTGTTCTCAACTTAAACACTGACAGTGTAGGTATCCGATCATTCCAGAGTCTTGCGTCAGAAGCAGGACTGATATCCCAAGGTAATAATATTACTGCGGGTGGTTTGACAATCTCTAATCTAGATTCTGACTCTGATACTAACCAACTCTTGGTTGTCGATCTAACCACTGACTCGATCGGTAAGAGATCATTTAAAGACTTAGCAGAACAAGCAGGACTGGTTGCACAGGGGGATGATATCTCTGCGGGTGGTCTTACGATCGCACAAGCAGATTCAAACGCCAACACCAATCAGATCCTCGTACTGGATTTAAACACTGACAGTGTTGGTAAAAGATCCTTCAACTCCTTAGCAGATGCAGCAGGACTTATCAGTCAAGGTGATGCAGTCACTGCGAATGGATTGTCGATCACTGCAAGAGATAGTGATTCTGCGACTGATCAAGTACTTGTATTAAACCTCAACACAGACAGTGTGGGTATACGTTCATTTGCAAACCTTGCAGATGATGCGGGACTTATCTCACAGGGTGATAACATCCGTGCAGGTGGTCTGACGATATCACAGATTGACAGTGATTCTTCACGTACTATTCTAGTATTAGACCTCGCGACAGATAGTGTTGGTAAACGTGACTTCGCAAGTCTTGCAACCGAAGCGGGATTAGGTGCGGATACATTACAGATCGTAACTGATCGTGGTGACTCAACCACCAACTCAATCACAATTGCGGGTCTATCCATGACTCAAGCAGAGAGTGATGGTACCACCACAAGTCTTCTGGTTCTTAATGAACTTACAGATAGTGTTGGTATTAGATCCTTTGCAAACCTTGTTGATGATGCGGGTCTTGGTCAAGATACCTTACAGTCTGTTACAGACCGTGGTGATTCTACGACCAACCAAGTATTCTTGAAGGGTGGTATTACTGCAAACAATCTACCTGTCAACAATACAACTACCACTGTACTTGTACTAACCTCTGCGGATAGTGTTGCACAAAGAACCTTTGCATCCCTCTCTGCAACTGAAGTAGACAATCTACAAGATGTTACGGATCGTGGTGACTCGACAGATAACGATATCCTTATCCGTGCATCTTTGAATGCAGACTCGGTAAAGGCAAACACAGGATTCTTTGATACAAACAACAATCAACTAATCATTTTTGATTCCGCAGGCGCAATCCTGTGGGGGGCATAAATAGTTAGAACACTAATTGGAGCAAGATAAATGGCAGCGGTAACATCACGGGACACTCTGATTGACTATTGTCTTCGCCGTCTGGGTCAACCTGTTATAGAAATAAATGTTGACACCGATCAGGTGGAAGATCGTGTGGATGATGCGTTAGCCTTATACCGAGAGTTTCACGATGATGCGACAGTACGTATCTTTATGAAACACCAGATAACGCAGACCGATATTGACAACAGTTATATTCCGATATCAGCTGACATACCGGTCATCACAAGAGTCTTCCCATTCGGACATATCATGTCTTCCGTCAACATGTTTGATATTAAATATCAATTAATGTTGAACAGTATGGGTGACTTCTTACAGTTCTCGGGTGGTATGTCATACTACTACCAGTTAGAACAGTATCTAAACTTCCTTGATAATATCTTGGAAGGACAACCCATCACCACATTCTCACGTAATCAACAAAGACTTTATCTACACGGTAACTTCGAAGACGAAGATCTGAAGGTAGGTGACTATCTTATTGCAGAGGCATATCAGTGGGTAGATGGTAATTCATATAACGTTTGGAATGACGTATTCTTGAGAGATTATACCACACAAGCAATCAAACAACAATGGGGGGCAAACCTTATTAAGTTTGAAGGTGTGCAATTGCCTGGCGGTGTGACGATGAATGGTCGTCAGATATATGAGGACGCTACCCAAGAACTTCTCAGACTAGAAGAGAAGATGCGGTTAGAGTATGAGTCTCCACCTGACTTCTTCGTGGGGTAATGAATGGCTGTTAACTCCTATTTCACGCAGGGAACCCATAACGAACAGGCACTCTATGAAGATATAATCATTGAGTCCCTGAAGATATATGGTCAAGATGTATATTACATCCCCCGTGAACTTGTCCGCAGAGACGGTATCTTCCAAGATGACTCGGTGAGTCGTTTTGAAAATGCGTACAAGATAGAAATGTATGTAGAGAATACTGAAGGTTTCGATGGAGAGGGTGACCTCTTCTCGAAGTTTGGTATCGAGATCCGTGACGCAGCCACCTTTGTGGTGTCACGTAGACGATGGTTGAATCAGGTAGGACGTTATGAAAACGAACCTGGCGTAAAAGAGTTCTACCGTCCGAGAGAGGGTGATCTAATATACCTCACACTTTCTCAGTCTATGTTCGAAATTACACGTGTAGAAACAGAACAACCTTTCTATCAGTTGAAGAACCTTCCTGTATTCAAGATGCGTTGTGAACTCTTTGAGTATAATGACGAAGACTTTGATACCAATGTGGGTGAAGTCAACACCATCGAAGAACTTGCATACGCTGCAAAGATCAGTATACCTACAGGTGTCACCTTTGAGATTGGTGAAGAGATTCAACAAAACAATGGTACATACACGATGGTTGGTGAAGTTGGTGATCATGATGATGCCAACGGTCTTCTGTATCTGATCCACTCTGGTGCAACGGATGGTGAGTTTCATAACTGGACTACTACCGCAAATATAGTAGGTCAATCGTCCGGTACAAGTGTTACACCATCCGGTTCTCCTGTCGTACAAGATCTACAAGACGGTGCGATGAACGATGATTTTGATACAATTGGGGATGGGTTCTTGGACTTCTCTGAAAACAATCCATTCGGAGACCCTGAATAATGTTTGGTAACCATTTCTATCATCAACGTATACGATCTGCGGTTGCAGTATTCGGTTCTCTTTTTAATAACGTAAACGTTTTAAGAAAGAACTCTAGTGGTGCAACCATATCTCAGGTCAAAGTACCTCTATCCTATGCACCCGCAAGAGATTTTATTGCACGTATTGATGCAATGAACAAATCAGGCGAACAGGGTGAACGTAAGATTGCAGTCAAGTTACCTCGTATGTCTTTCGAGATTGTTGCGATGAACTATGATGCACAAAGACAGTTGCCAAAAGTAAATAACTGTGTTATACCGTCCGCAACATTCGGTAAGTCTACACAAGTGTTTACCCCTGTCCCATATAACATCAACTTCCAGTTGAATATATACGCAAAGGGTCAGGACGATGCACTACAGATCGTTGAACAGATACTACCTTACTTCACACCTTCTTACACAATAACCATGAGACCTCTCGAAGATTTCTCTGGGGTTAAAGAAGATGTACCTGTAACATTACAGGGTATTACTTTCTCAGATGACTTTGAGGCGGCACTAGAGGCAAGACGTACAGTAATCTATACCCTCGACTTCGAGATGAAGGTATCGATGTACAAGGCAATAAATCCAGCTGCGCCTATCATTACACAATATGACATAGACAACCTCCAGTTAAATGGAGACGAGTTGTATGGTATTCAAGACAGCGCAGCAACTGCATCACCTCTTGCAACATCAACACTAGAGGACACGCCAGTTACCATAGAGAACTTCCAAATGGTTAATGTACCATTGGACACACATGGTTTCGCCTTGGGTACTAACACCGCAGACAATGGTACTGCGACAGTAACATATAATAAGTTGATAACAAGTGCTTCAGGTGTAATAGTTGCAACAGGTGAATATAAGTACACACCTGACAGTAACTGGAACGGTACTGATACGTTTGATATCGATCTTCTCTTTGGTGACAGTTCGTCTCCAATGAAGGTGACTAAGACGGTTACCGTTGCGGTGGGTGCAGTACAGGATGTTATTGCAACAACCCTTGGTGCGTTTAGTGTGACTGCGGGAACTCCAGAACTAATCAATGTGTCGACTAATGACAATTTCTCTAGTCCAGTATATGGTATTGTGAGTACACCTTCAAAAGGAACAGTAACAATCAATTCAAGTACGGGTGTTGCAACATATACCGGTACACTTGGTCAATCGGGATCAGATCAGTTTGTGTATAGAGTCACACCAACTGGCGGAATCTCTGAGAATGTGACCGTAACCCTTACCGTTAGTTAGTATAAATAACAATACAGATTCTTGAGGAAGAATAGAGATGGCAGGTATAAAAATTAGTGAACTGGATCAGCTGCTAGGAGCGAATGCTTCTGACTCCGATCTTCTCGTAATTGTAGACGAAAGTGCGAAGAAAACGAAGTATATCACCTTCGGGGATCTTCTCGCATCTAACATTGACAGTGCGAACAAAGCATCGACTGCATTGATTGCGGGCGCTGCGAAGAAGGTCTTTAGTAAGGCCGGAACTTCTGGCGATCTCTTCGTCATGTTCAAAGAAAACCAAACTGGTGCCGATTCGGTTCAATGTGATGCAGGTCTTACCTTTGATCCTAGTACAGGAAAGTTGACCACTGATATTGCTGGTAATGCAGACTCTGCCACGTTTGCATATACTGCTGGTGTCGCGGACTCTGCGAACTTTAACCTAACTTCCTTGAACGATGTCACTGATAACTTCGGTGGTTTGGTTGCTGGTCAGATCCTCAAGTATGACGGTAACAAATGGGCCAACGCAAACGATGAACAGGGTGCGGCAGGTTCAGGTGTTATTGCAAGTCAAATTAACACAGTTTCTACGACAACTGACGCATCTTTCCTTATTCCTTTCGTTCAGGCGGCAGGTACAGACTCGGTTGGTGTTGATGCGGGTATAACATATAACCCCTCCACTGATACACTTGTTGTTGCGAGTCTTGTGGGTAATGCATCCACTGCGGATCTTGCACTTGTCGCGACTGCTGCAACAAATGCACGTGGTGTCATCGCAGATAGTGTTGGTGCGGTTGGTTCGTTCTATCCTCTATTGAGAGGTGATCATAATTCAGGTGGTGACAGTGTAGACTTCACTACAAACTTGTCCTATGAGGCATCAACAAGCACCTTCTCCGCAACATACTTCAACGGTGATGGTTCTGGTGTTACTAACGTTGCTGCACTTAGTGCAACCAATGCAACTAACGTACAGATCAATCAGGCAGGTGTAGACGCAATATACTACCCACACTTCGGTGGTTCACTTTCGGGTAATGATGGTGTCGAGGTACAATCTAAGTTCAGATTAAATCCTGGCGTTCATCACATATCATACCTAGACAGCGCTGCGAAGTTCTCACTAGGTCTAGACAGTGACTTCAGTATTGATGCAGGTGGTATTCAGTACTCATTTAAAGTAACCAATAACGGTTCGGGAGACTATACATTTTCAGATCGTCAAAATGTATTCTTCCCTTCTCCGGAGAACGATCCAGTCTTATACTTGCGTAGAGGAGACACGTATCGTTTCGACTTGACAGCATCGGGTCATCCGTTTGAGATCAGGGTTTCTAATGGTGGTTCAGCATACTCAACCGGAGTAACAAACAACTCAGTAGAAGTAGGGTCAGTTTTATTCGCGGTTCCTATGAGTGCCCCCTCAACTTTATACTACCAGTGTACCAGCCATTCCGGTATGGGTAACACGATAAACATCGTATAGGAAAATAGTTAAATGGCAGATATTAAAATCTCACAATTGAACACACT